CCAGGTAAGAACACTTGGTATTATTTAGAAGATAATCAAATGGAGAAACCTTGGAGTAGAGATGATTAAGATATTAGATGTGTGTTCCGGGATAGGAGGATTCAGCCTTGGACTAGAGGCTACAGGTGGTTTTGATACTGTAGCTTTTTGTGAGTATGATGAGTTCTGTCGTAAAGTATTAAACAAACATTGGCCTGATGTGCCAATATATAAAGACCTAAAGGAGATTGGAAATGAACCAACAAGACTTTTTCAAGAATTTGACCTCATCTGTGGAGGAATCCCCTGTCAACCGTTCTCCCTCGCCGGGAAGCAAAAAGGCAAGGAAGATGACAGACACCTCTGGCCGTACATGTATGAAATTATTAAGCACAAAAAACCCACTTGGGTCATTGTCGAAAACGTTGGTGGCTTCGTCAACGTGGCACTCGACGATGTGTGTCTTGACTTGGAAACCGAAGGTTACGCCACGCAATCGTTTATTATTCCAGCTTGCGGTGTCGAAGCTCCCCACCGTAGAGATAGAATCTGGATCATCGGAAAAAATGTGGGCAACACCACAGACAATGGACGGACTAAGGATAAACCAAGTGAGGAAGAAGGAAGAGTTATCGGACAAAGCGAAGAAGGGAGGGTGCTCGAATCTGAGGGAACAAGTGATGGAGGAGCCTCAAATGTGGATGACTCCAAGCGCAACGAACATATCGAAGAGATCAGAGGAGGGGATGGAGAAGAGAGAGAAGATGAGAAACGACAGGGGGAGGAAGACAGTGCCTCCAGGATCTCTAGCGGAACAAGTGGACTACGGGTATCCGATCAAGGACATGAAACAAACGGACATGTGGCCGACACCGAGAGCAACATCGAGGATGGCGTATCACGAGAGTCCGAGTCCGAGCATGATAAAGGGGACACACGGCTGGAGTCTAAACGCAGCGATAACGGACGCATCGAGCGAGGATCCAAACAGGATGTGGCCGACTCCAACTCAGGACATGACAACGGAGAGAAAGAAGAAGTACGCACAAGGGGGCAAGCCTCTGACGATGGCAGTACAGGAGGAGGAACAGAAGATGTGGCCGACTCCGGCAGCGAGGGATCACAAGGACACAGGGGAGAACACGGACTACGAGAAACTGGCGAAGAAGAGCAAGCTGTCAGGCGCAGTGAAGAGCGAGATGTTTCTAACTCCGGGGGCAAACGAGGACGCAGCGGGCAAACCGACAGGCAAGATGCAAAGGATGCTGGGGAACTCTCCGGAAGTCAGGAACACAGGGAGGGGAACGCTGAATCCAGATTGGGTGGAATGGTTGATGGGATATCCTCCAGGTTGGACAGACATCACGGATTTGAAGTAGAACCCGACATCCCAAGGGTTGCAGAGAACATACCTGATCGAGTCAACAGACTCAAAGCATTGGGTAATTCAATCGTGCCTCAGATTATTTATCATATAGGCATGGCTATATTAGAAGAGGAGAGAAAGGAAAATGAAAGTGTATAAAAAGTGTATAAATGAGTGCGTAACTTATGCAATAAAACGGCTGTGCAATGGCGAAAGGGCGAATTGCACATGCCCTCCCGAAAGGTGCATTCTTAAAGGATTCTATAGGGTGTGCGGTTGTGCAGTTGCACATACCCGCACATATGCACATGCACCTCTGAAACCCTTGATTTTACTGGTACGTGCAGTTGTGCGTATGTGCATCTCTATAGAGAACTATAGAAAGGTGTATAAACACACCTATTCTGTAGGAGAGATAGGTTCTTTTCTATAGACATAGATTAAACAGAATATTACATAATATAATTATTACTATGACGACTAAGAAACTAACAAAGAAACAAGAAAAATTTGTGGACTTGATGGTGTACCAGGATTACAACCAAACGTATTGTGCACATCTTGCCGGATATGAGAACCCCGGAGTAGCTGCTACTCGATTGTTGAGCAGCGAACAATATGCTCATGTGCAAGCTAAGATTAGAGAACTGAAGGCCATACAGAGAACAAAGAATGAAATTACTTACGAGGGGATTGCAAAGAAGTTAGGAGAGATCAGAGACGTTGCGTTGGCAGATGGGTCATATGGTCCAGCAGTTACAGCGGAGATTGCTAGAGCAAAGCTCGCTGGATTGATGGTGGATCGGAAAGAGCTGAAGATACATAAGATTGATAACATGAGCAGAGAGCAGTTGGAAATGCGACTGCAAGAGTTAGTGCAACAGAACCAAATTGTTATCAATGGTGAGGTAGAAGTTGTAGATGATGAGATTGAAGATGATGAAGAAGAAACTAATCTTCTTCAAGTATCCGATTCATCTGAGCAGTAGATCTATCTAACTTGCGTCTGCAAAAGGCTTGGATCTTCATTCCTTTTTCAAATTTCTTAAGTGAATCTTCTAAGGTTAACTCCCCGGACTCTAGATCCTGGATTGTTTTTTCTAACTCTTGAAGTGCTTCTTCAAATGTCGGCTCTCTCATGCGAGCCAATCATAGCATGAGTTTCTTTGTTTTCTATTCTCTTTTTATTTCTGTAGGCTTTCAGTTTTCTTATCCACTTGATAGGTCTTTTCTGCCCGTTAATCATGTAACTGTCTGGACAATTTTCCTGCCATTCTTTGTATGCGTTTTTTAAGTTCATTCTATTCTCCATAAACGATAGTTATTATCTGATTCTTTTCTAAAAGTAAACTTGCGATCCGCAAAATTTCTAGTGTAGAAGTTGCCTCTGAAACTATACATTTCTTTTTTGGTTAGGCCACCAATACTATCGCCTACGTCTAGCTTGTCTAAAGCATCAGTAAACTCTTTGTAGAACTTGCGTGTTGGTACGTTCTTTTCAATTTTAAATGTCATATCTCTCCTTTTCTTGTTATTCTTCGTTTAAACGTATTAGATTTGTTAAAAACCATTGAGCCTTCCATAAATCTTCAACACCGTTCTTTTTTTCGTATCTCCAGATGTATTTGATAATACTTCCTTTAAGATAGCCTTTGAAAGATTCATGGCTCATGCTTGACTCTATTGCGTCTATACATTCGATCTCACTATCTTTGTAGTGATCCGGGTTAATTTTGTCTGGCATTAGCTTTTCTCCTTTTCTTTCCATTCTTCTAACCAATCAAGAACATCTCGTATCTTTACTACATCATCATTAATATCCCAAAAATCTGCATCAGAAGAATATCCCATTTCAATTTTTATTTGTTTTGCTTCTTCGCTTGTATTGTCTAAACCATTTAACTTGTTTAAGTTATCAGTAGACCATTCATAAAAATCTTCTAAATACTTTTCACCCATTAGCTTTTCTCCTTTGTAAATTCGTTGTATGGTTCAACCAACATTGGTTTTTCAGGTAATTCTACTAACTCGTATGATTTTATTTCTTTTATAGTTCCATCAATTTCTTTAGACGGACTGACAAGCATTTGATAATCGGCTTGAGCTATAGCTTCTTCTAAAGATTTTGTAGTTACGCTACAGTATTTAACTTGCGTCTTGGTTACTCTAAGATGATACGTTTTCATTGGTTTTCTCCCTTGTATTTTTTGAATAGTTTTTTAACAAACGTAATTAGATTATCAAACTCATCATTGGGATCTTGTTCAATCCAATTAACATCTCTATTGATTTTAAGAGCTGAAAGTATTTCTTGTTCCAGAATCTCAGTAGTGCGTTCTTTACTTATTTTTTTGTGTAGATCGCTGGCTAAAGTATTGCCAGGATGTACGGCCAATAGATCCAAAAGCAAACCTTTTTCTTTGTCGCTAAGTATCATTGTCGGACTCCTTGAAATCTTGAGCATCAAATATCTGTATATTGTCATTATCTAAATCCCAACGTAATCCCCCCGGATTTTTACAAGATTCAGTTAAATAACTTCTTACGTCTTGATCGTTAGGTTTTTTATCAAATTCTATCGTTATAGAAACTATAAATTTACTCATTGTCGGCCTCCCTATCTTCTAAAACACCTTCAAGTACATCTTCAATCATTCGTTTTGCTTCTTCTTCATCTGGGGCAGCGTCTAAAGATAAGTCTATTGCGTAGCGTAGAGTCATGTAACAAACATGGATTGTACTTAGATTGAGTAATGCAGTTCGCCCAGAGTTCACCAGGTTTTCCCACAACAGCTCATGTGCGAGTTCTTCTCTTTCGTCTTGTGTGATTGGTTGTTCTGACATCATGCGCCTCCGGTTGTATGTGCGTATAAATCTGCGCACTTGGTTTTTAGTTTTCCGCAAAGGCAATATAAGTTGCGTTCCTCTTCTTCATAAGCGTTGCGTTCCTCACTTATGAATGCTTTTTTATCTTCCATTGGTTTCTCCTTTATTGAAAATCTTTTGGATTAAATTCTTCACAATCAAATGAATAATCTACTTGATCATTCATTTCCTCTGATAATTTTTCGTCAGCTTTTGAACAAGCTTGATAGTAGTGTTGAGCTTCTATTGTGTAATAGGCTACATATTCTCGTCTTACTCTGATGTGAAATTTTTTCATTCGGCTACCTCTTTTAATTCTTCTTGTTTTTCGTGTAGCCAAGCGTGAGCAACACCACATAAATGTTCAAAGATAACATCTACTATTTGCTCTTGTATGGTTTCTCCACCCATACCAGAAGTCATGTGCCACAGATCAGAATTGTTTGCGTATATCATTATTTGATCGTAGGTATAGACAGAAATACTTGAGGATACATAGTCATGTAAATAATCTCCGTTATCCTCTAGGATTTCTTCTTTGTTGTCCTCCAGATCTTCTATCAGTTCTTTTTCGATAAAGTATAAGTTGTGTTTATCTTCCATAAGTTTCTCCTTAACAAATTTTAAATCCACCTGAGTCTCTAACAAATGCTAGAAATTCTTTTACATTGTCCACAGAGAAAGGATAGTTTTTATCCCAATCATCTTTGTCTAATTGGTCTAAATGTATCTGTCTTTTATCTGCGTATCTTTGTACTGAACCTTCAATCAATAAAGTTTCAAGTTTATGTGCTATTGCTTCGGCTTTAGTTTTGTTGATTAGATGTCCGTCATTGTAGTTTCCTGACTCAACATCTTCTTTTGTTAGTGTGTCGTCACAAACGAAACAAATGTATTCCCACAATGGCCTCCAATGCCATACATTATTTCTAAAATAATTTCCAGGATTTTCAGCTTGCCATTTACTGTAAGCTCTTAAATATTTGTCTTGTTCTTCGTCTGTTGATTTATCCCAATTTATTTCTTGGGGGGCTTGTGAATTGATTTTTGGATTCTGTCCAAATAAGTCCATTCCCATAAGTTTCTCCTAATAATAAAGTACATACTTTAACATTTTTTTTGCTAAATACAACACATAATTGCACAATGCACAGGATAAACACGGATAAATAAAAGTTGCAGTTTTTAAGTATTTATTTGCATTTCCCTACACACAGAGCCACCACCCCACAATTTTTGCGACCTCGTGCGTCCTTGTGCGTCCAGATGGGTATATTTTTGCGACCTTTTGCGTTCTATAGATCAGAACTTGCGAGCTTGTGCGTGCCTTAGCGTGATCCGGGCCAGGATCCGGACAAAGAAAAGCCCGGATAAGGCCGGGCTTGACTTCGGAGCTACCCGGCTCAAGCTTGCGGGTCCCGGTAGCTCCTATGATTATTAGTTCGGGTATGGTTCCTGCCTATCCCTAATTCCTCTCTCACTTACTTCACTCACCCAGCTTGACAAAACAGAATACAATGCCGGCACAAGTTTCTAGATTTTATAAGAGCTCATCCCCTAATAATCATATACACATTATAGCAACTTTTACACACAAATCTACACTTATTTGTTATAATTATTCTGTTTAATAATTGGAGAAACAAATGAAGAAATTTAATATAAACATGACTCTTAAAAGGGACCAGAACGATTCTGAATTTGATGATATTAATCAAGTTAAAAGCGAAATAACATCCTGGCTTGAAGATTTAGATTTTACTGTGGAGTTTAATGAGGAGATTGAGAAAAATTTGGACTGATTGGAGTTAAAGCTTTTCACAAAAAAGACCCGGCTTAGTCCGGGTTTTTTTATGCCTGGCACTTGCGACCCGGTGCGTCCAAAAAAAAAGACCCGGTGTTTAAGCCGGGCCTTCTTTGTCTAAGGTTTGGAGAAACCCAATCTAATGAAATAGATTTGCGAACTCTAACATTTGCGAGCTTAGAAGTAAACCTGGATCTATTCGAGTCCAGGATCCTGGGGGCTTTCACCCCCAGACTTCTACTCCTCCTCAATTATTTTAGTTATTAGAAAGGTGAACAGGCCACCACAAAGAAAGATCATAAAACCTGGTATGATCCCCACGTACTCAGGGATCAAGGCTATAGTTGCGACTAAAGCACAAGCTGAAATAAATCCATATAGTCCTTTAATCATCCTAACTCCTCATCATCCCATTCAAACTTCCAACCGAGTTCGAGACATAATTTTTTATATGTCTCTCTTCCACTTGATGTCATGCGTTGGTATTCCCAACCCAAATCATCTACTAAGTTTTTTACATTTTCATTCATGCTATTGTTCCTCTACTTCGACTTCATCATGACTGTCCAGATGTTCCCATTCTTGTTCCTCTTCATGTCCAAGTCTTTCTGCGTGCTCCCAATCCATAGCCATCACATAGCATTCTTCTCTGATAACTCTTTTTCTGATTAAGCGGAATTCTTTTGGCATAGTCACGATGCTTGCTCCTCTTCTTCTTTGTATCCGAAGACTTCATCGTTTTTACTTCTGATATCTTTAACCATCTCATCAAAGTTATGTTCATCTTGTTCTTCGTAATCAAAATGCCTTCTTTCGATTATCTTCCAATCCCACACAACATAAACGCCATTATCTCCATTGTCAGTATCCAAAGACTTATAAGCACCAACGCCAAGCGAAAGCGTGCCACCAAAATAGTTACCTATCAACTGTGAAAGCCTAGCGATTGCATAGCTTGAATCTTCTTGGCATCTGATTCCATAAAGTTTTGCTACATGAAGAAATGGTGCAACGCTATCGCGTCCACCATTCCAATGAAGATAAAGAGAATTCCAATCCTGTTTATTAACATTGATATCATCCTCTTTAATTGTTATTACGGCTCTATTTCCCATTTTTATTTTCTCCTTATAGTTTTATTAATGGAAATACCATTATACATAATTAATGCAATATTGTGTAAATTTATTAGAAAAGTGTTGTTTTATGTGTGTATATCTATATAATGAACGTAGTTCATTAGCAATTAAGCAAATGACAAAATGGAG